AACTAATGTATTTTCTTTAGATACCTTATCTAGCAAAGCAGTTGGAGTATATCATACTTCAAATAAAGTTAAAGTTCAATTAGTTTATGGACGTGATTATACTTTTAATAGTCAAGGATTCATTGAAATTACATCAGCGGTAAATTTAATCAACGGCGATATAATTACTACGATTGAATACGATAGTACTGACGGCTGTTATGTTCCTGCTACTCCTAGCAAGTTAGGAATGTATCCAGCTTATATTCCTCAAATTTATTTAGACACTACATTTTTAAATCCTATAAATGTTATTCAAGGACACGATGGAAGTATTATTGCGGCCTACAACGATTACAGAGATCAATTAATATTAGAATTAGAAACAAGAATTTATAATAATATCAAAGTAAAATATGATCCTACAATTTTTGATATAACTGATACAATTCCTGGATATAGCAGAAATAATCCTTATTCTCTTACAGAGTTTAATAACATAATTTCTCCGTCATTCTTTCAATGGGCAGGTTTAGTTGGTATCGATTTTACACAGCAATTAACTTACGATCGATCAAATTCATTTACTTACAATTATTCGGGTGATTCTGCACCTGACGGAACTTCAACACCTGGTTTCTGGAGAGGAGTATATCGTTGGATGTTAGATACAGATCGTCCACATCTATGCCCTTGGGAAATGTTGGGATTTAGTGTCCAGCCATCGTGGTGGACAAGTGTTTATGGTCCTGCACCATATACTAGCGACAATCTAGTCTTATGGTCTGATTTATCTACAGGCACTATTAGACAGCCGGGCATGCCATTAACGATTGTAAAAAAATATGCTAGACCATTTTTATTGAATAATATTCCAGTGGACGAAGATGGTAATTTATTAAGTCCTATTCGATGCGGGTTAGCTAAAGGAATAGTTACTCCTAGCACAGGAAATAATTTTGTGTTTGGCGATGTAAGTCCAATAGAATCTACATGGCGTCGTAGCAGTTACTATCCATTCAGTTTGATAATAACAGCAATGCTAACAACTCCTGCAAAAACATTTGGTTTATTATTAGATAGATCAAGAATTTCTCGCAACAAAGCAGGACAAATAGTTTATACTGATAATTTACATATTCAACCATCTGAAATTTTAATTCCAAGTATCTATTCTAGCACAACTAGAGTACAAACAGCTGGGATTGTAAACTATATTGTTGATTTAATTTTAAATATTATTTTTAGTAACAATCAAGATTCATATAATGCTTATCAATCAGATTTAAAATTAATAACACCTCAACTAAGTTATCGAGTTGGTTCTTTTACTAATCAAGATCAATTTAATTTATTATTAGAAAGTAAAACACCATCTGCTACCGGTAGTGTATTTGTACCGAAAGAAAGCTATCAAATATTTTTAAACAGTTCAAGTCCTACACAAAAAATTACATATAGTGGTGTAATTATTACTAAGTTATCAACCGGATACGAAGTAAAAGGTTACAGCAAAACACAACCATATTTTAGTTATTACAATTATTTAGAATCTGGAGTAGATATTAATGTTGGCGGCATATCAGAAAGTTTTGTAGAATGGACACCTGGTCAACAATATATTGTTGGACAAATTGTACATTACGGAAATTCTTATTATAGAACTGTAACTAAGAATACAGCAGGCATTACATTTACCGCAAGTTATTATGCTTATCTTAAAGCACTACCTATAGTAGGTGGAGTAACTGCTACATTTAGAAATGCATGGGATACTACAACTATAAAAGTTGCACCATACGGAACACAATTTACTACAATACAAGAAGTAGTAGATTTTCTATTAGGCTATGAACAATACTTAAACAAACAAGGTTTTATATTTGACGATTTTAATGAAAAGTTAAATTCAATAGCTAATTGGTCAACTAGTGCTAAAGAGTTTATGTTTTGGACCACACAAAACTGGTATGGTAGTGATCAGACTTGGAGTGACTGGTTACCTGGACAAGTTTATCCTTATGGATCGATAGTTCGTTATAACGGAAATTACTATAGTTCTCAATTTAATATCCCTAGCCAGGATTATTTTGATATTGATCAATGGATATTATTAGCAGGTCTAAGTAATGTAGGAAGTAGCGTAATTAGTCTTAGTCCTGCGGCTAATGGTGTTACATTCATTACAGATCAAACTGTAGTTGATAATATTTCAAATCCTTTTAATAGATATGAAATATTCAAAGTCGACGGCACACCGTTCCAACCAAGTCAATTAGATAGCTATAGAGAAAATAATACCGTTACTTATAGTCCTAGATCAGCTGACGGAATTTATTGTGCTAGTTTTTATCTAATACAAAATGAACACGTTGTAGTTATTGACAACACAGACATATTTAATGATGTCATTTATAACCCTCCAAGCGGTTATCGTAGAGAACGAATTAAAATTTCTGGATACATTACTGAAGGTTGGTATGGCGGTCTAGATATTCCAGGATTTATATTTGATGGAGCTAAAGTACAAAGTTGGCAACCGTGGCAAGATTATAACATGGCTGATATTATTGCCTATCAAGGAAATTATTACAGTGCAAATAAATTTATTGCCGGTACTGCAAATTTTGATTCTACCCAATGGACTAGATTAAAAAATCAACCATCTGCAAAGTTATTATCAAACTGGACTAATACAGCTACACAATTTATAGATTTTTACAGTTTAGACATTGATAATTTTAACACTCAACAACAAGTATTTGCCCAGCATTTAATTGGTTATCAGAAACGACAATACTTAGATAATATCATACAAGATCCTGTTTCAGAATTTAAATTCTATCAAGGAATGATACGTGAAAAAGGTACGCAGAATGTATTAAATCATTTGTTTAATGTATTAAGCAACGATGGCGCCGAAAGTTTAACTTTTTACGAAGAGTGGGCGATTCGTGTAGGACAATACGGTGCAGCCAATGCCTTTGAAAATTTTGAAGTAGTTATTGATCAGAATCAATATAAAAACAATCCTCAAGGATATTATTTGACATTGTCAAATAATAAAAATGTTAGTAGCGTTATTAATCAAGTAACTCCTAATGATGTTTATTTAAAACCTCTAGGTTATAATAGTAAACCTTTTCCTGAATTGTTAAATTCTAATTCAATATTACGTAGTGCAGGATATGTTAATCCTATAGACGTTACTTACAATATAGGATCGTTTGATCATATATATGATACTGATGCCAGTGGAAATTTATTGTATCCAGTAACTGGGATTGGTAACGGACAATGCATCTGGACAGCATTTGGAACTAACACTTGGAATGTTTATAGATTTACTGATCTATTAATAAGAATTCTTAATGTAACATATTCAACAGATACAAAAATAATTACCGTAACTGCACAAAATCTAGTACCCCTTAAAGTAGGTGACTGGATCGGTATAACACAAGTATCTAGTATACAAGGATTTTATAAAATTACTAGCGTGACATTAAATGTGTTTACAATAGTAAGTCCAAAAACATTAATAGTTCCAGATCCGTTTACTCAGGCAAACGAAGTTGTTGTGTATGCATTAACTCCTCAACGTACTAGTTCTATGGATACTCTAGATACATTGTTGTTAAGTCATTTAACACCTAATGCGCTAGTATGGACTGACGATGCTGGTAACAATAATTGGGCAGTATGGAAATACAATCCCATTTATACCACACAAGCAATTCCTAACTATACTCCTGGAACTGATTTTAATTTTGGTATAAGTCTCTCAGTTAATAGACAATCGTCAATCCTAGCAGTAAGTAATAGTCAAGGTACTGTTGACATTTATGATAAAGTGGGTACTTCGATCAAATGGGAAGCAAGAGGACATTTATTAGAACCTTTTATTTCAAAGAACGGTCCATTAACTGCAAGTCAAGTAGCCACAGTCTCAGCCATCAGTGCCGACGGCACTTGGTTAGTTACTGGTAGCCCATTGGCAGGACATGCAAGAACTAATTACAAAGGAAATTATCAAACTAGTTCAACTTATGCAGTTAATGATATAGTTAGTGTACAAACAGTCACTAACGGAGTAGTTACAAATTGTTCTTATTACCAAGCATCTCAACCAGTACCGACTAATACTAGTACGACAAATACAAACTATTGGTATAAGATTAATTACATTCCTATTGTTAATCAAGAATATGGAGCAGACTCTGCGCTAACTGCTCAGGGTGTAATTAGTATCTATAAAATTGATTCGGCAAATAATTATAATTTAATTGATACAATAGTGAGTCCTATACCTTCAGCTAATGAGCAATTTGGCTCTAGTTTTGTTTTTGGTAATAATACATTATATGTTAGTGCCACTGGATACAACAATAATGCTGGAAGAGTCTATAAATTATCTTATAAAACAACTGTAGAAATTACAACGCAGTACAATCCAGTTGGCAGTTTAAACAGCACTATAATAGTTACTTCAAACAGCGGTATACGTGCCGGGATGATTGTTCAAGGTACTGGATTTACTAAAGGACAAACTGTTATTAGTGTAGGAGCAGATGGCGTTACAGTAAATCTAAGCGGCACTCCGGACACAGGTGTAATCCCAGCAGGTACCCTTAGTTTTGTAACCATTGGATGGGCGTATGATTGGTCAGAAAATTATGTCATTAGTGGTACTACTGCCTTAGGCACTAGTCTAGTAATAAATGATGACTACAACACACTTGCAATTACAGCAGTTGGTAAAATTTATCTATACAAAAACACAGGTAATGGATTGACATTATTGTCAACGTTATCTGGTAGTGATACATATTTTGGCAAAGCTGTTGCAGTATCTCCAACTGGAACTTACATAGCGGCGTCCGATGACACATCTGGAAATACAAGTCAGCAAGGCGGAGTAACTGTATATTCATATAGTAATGGATCTTATTCTAAATATCAAACATTGGTAAACCATCGTCCAGAAACTGATGGATTATTTGGTAATAAATTATCATTCATGGATGAAAGTACTATAGTTGTCTATAGCAAAAATGGCGATAATACAATTACTACTTCTTTTGACTCTTTTGAAACAAATCTTTCTGATAGCCAGGAGTTATACGGTAATCAATATGTTAACGATCAAACATCTGCCGCAACTACACCGACAACATTTGATAAAAAGTCTACTAATTTTACAACTGTAGAAGTAAACAGTGGCCGTGTAGATATCTATGATAGATACAATACCAACTGGGTGTTTAGTGAAAGCATTACATCTTCTAATTTACCTAGTGACGGATATGGAACAGGATTTGCAGTGGGTAATAGTCAAATCATTGTTAGCGCACCTACTGCAAGTGATCAAAATTTAGCAAGTGGTTTAGTATACAGCTATGGTAAGATGCAAAATACTTATTCTTGGTCTATTTACGAACAGCAAGATAGTGTTGCAGATATCAGCAAAATTAAAAAAGCGTTTTTATATGATCGTTCACTTGGAAAATTAATAACATATCTTGATGTAGTAGATCCGTTACAAGGTAAGATACCTGGACCAGCACAAGAAGAAATAACATATCAAACATTTTATGATCCAGCAAGTTATTCTTACAGTGACGGTACAGTAAATGTGACAGTAAACACCAACGAATACTGGGACACAGCCCCAGTTGGAAAATTATGGTGGGATTTAAGAACAAGTAAATTTTTAGAAAATAATTTTGGCGACCCTGCCTATCGAAATTTTGCATGGAACACTCTGGCACAAGGTGCAAGTGTCGATGTCTACGAATGGGTGTCGACAAATTTATTGCCATCTAATTGGGATACACAAGCAGATACTCCGGCAGGGTTAGCACAGGGTATTAGTGGAACTAGTTTATACGGTAATTCTGCCTACAGCATAACACAGACTTATGATAATATCAGTAAAACCTTTAGAAATACATATTATTTCTGGGTTAAAAATAGAAAAGTAGTTCCTGCGAATCTTAGCGGAAGAAATATGGCAGCCAATGATGTTGCCCTACTAATTGCTAATCCTAGGGCTCAAGGCTATACATGTTTGGCAATTACAGGTGTTGATTCGTTTAGCCTAGTTAATGCCGCACAATATTTAAAAGTAACAGATGTAGTTTTATCTATAGAATATTGGACTATTGATAAAAATGATCAAAATGTACATAGTCAGTGGAAACTAATCAGTAATGATACACTAGTCGATTTACCTAAGCCTATTGAACAAAAATGGTTTGATAGTCTTTGCGGTATTGATTTAGGTGGCCGCGCAGTTCCTGATCCTGCGTTACCAGTAAAACTTCGTTACGGAGTTGAAAATCGTCCACGCCAAAGCATGTTTGTAAATCGCATTGAAGCGTTAAAAGAATTTATTGAAAAAGTTAATGCAACACTAATTACATATCAAACAACAGAACTGAAAGATATTAGTCCTTTAGAAAAATTTGATCCTATTCCTGATCCAATTTATGGACTTTATGATAAATCTGTTGACACATATGAAGAACTAGTATATGCCAGTGTTGGATATTTTTCAACACCTGTCCTAACTCCGATTATAACTAACGGTGTTATAACAGGCATTACTGTAGTTAGTTCTGGTACTGGTTATGTATATGCACCTTATATCACGATAACTGGTTCAGGTACTGGTGCTGTAGTACGTTCAACAATTAATACACTAGGACAAATTACAGGAGCTACAATAATTAGTGGCGGAACTGGATACACCAATAGTACCGCATGTGTAATTCGTAATTATTCTGTATTAGTTAAGAGTGATTCAACCTCATCTGATGCATGGAGTATCTATAATTATGATGTTACATCTAAACAATATGTAAAAGTACTGACTCAATCTTATAATGTTAATAACTATTGGAGTTATAAAGATTGGTACGGTTCAGCAACAAACCCAACTACTGGTAAAATATTATTCACTGCTACACAATTTACCGCACCTGATATCACTGTTAATAATTTTGTAGATTTAAATACTGCGCAAGATATTTTCTTCCAAACTGCACGTAATGGTACAGCAGGGACCGGACAAATAGTTAAAGTATTAAACGGTAACAAAGGCAAATGGGTGTTACTATATAGATACTCAACTGTAGTATCAGTTGATTGGACACAGAGTTATCAAGTTGTTGGAATACAAGATGGCACTATTCAATTTAATACTAACCTGTATGCCTTTGCCGGCACTAGTATCGGATATGATTCAAGCATTTTCAATACTTCAAACTTTGATGTACAAGCAAATGCTGAATTACGAATTATTCTCAACACGTTGAAAAATAATATATTGATTGGTGATCTAAAACAACAATATTTAGATTTGTTTATTAGTAGTATTCATTATGCTCACAGCGAACAAATATATGTTGACTGGGCCTTTAAAACTAGTTTTGTTCGTGCAACGCACAATGTTGGACAATTAAGCCAGCCAGTTAATTATCCTGTTGATAATTTAAGAAACTTCCAAGATTATGTTGCAGAAGTTAAACCTTACAGAACAAAAATTAGAGAATATATTAGTCAGTATAAAGGTGTGCCGCAAACAGACGGAGCAGATTGGGCATACTCTGGAATAAGCGATTTTGATCTTCAACCTAATTATACTAATAATCAAATTAAACCAATTGAGACTCAATATACTAACAACAGTATATCAGTTGTAGACCCAGCAATACAAACATATCCATGGAAATTCTGGGCCGACAATGTTGGATTTAGTATAATTGAAATTAAAATAGTCAACGGTGGTAGCGGATATATTAGTGCGCCTTTAGTAGTAATTGATCAGCCAACTGGACCAAACGCAGTAGCGGCAACAGCAACAGCTTATGTTACCAATGGATCAGTTAACAGAATTATATTAACTAATGTCAACAGCTATGGAGCCGCTGGATCCGGTTATTTAAGCGCACCATCTATTGTGCTTAATGGTGGATTGTCGAACGGCGGAGTTGCTGGAACTGCAATAGCGGTTATTGGAAAAGGAGCAGTACGTTCTAATTTAACAGAAATGCGTTTTGACCGTGTTAACCAAACTTATTATCTAGCTAACCTTCAACAGATTGATACATTTACTGGCACAGGTTCTTTATTACAATTTTCATTAACTTGGGCTCCTGATATTCGTGCAGGACAATCAAGTGCTACAGTTAATGATATTCCTGTATTAAGAGAATTATACACGTTAACAGTAGTAAGTAAAATTGTAGATGGATATACACAATATACTGGAAAAATTACTTTTGTAACAGCACCTGCGGTTGGCTCAACAATAGTTGTCACTTACAATAAATCACCTACTGTATTAACAGCGGTTGATCGTATACAATATTACTATAATCCTATAACCGGGCAACTAGGAAAAAATTTAAGTCAGTTAATGACAGGTGTTGACTACGGTGGAGTTACTGTTAGTGGTTTAGGATTTGATGTTGCTGGTGGATGGGGAACTGCTCCTTATCTTGCAGATGCATGGGATAGCAGACCTGCTACATTTAACGATTATGCTGTTCAAGTTTCGTCAAATACTCATGTATTTACGCTACCATTTACACCACCAAAAAATACACAAATTAATATCTATTTTTCAAGACAAATAACTAAATCTTATACTTCAGACGGAGTGTCAACACAGTATGAATATGATTTAACTTTAAGAAACATATCAGTAAATGTAGTAACAACTACAACTGCTACAGCAGTTACCACTACTTACGTGTCGTCTGAAATATTCAATGGATCGACAGTCAATAGTGGCGGATATACATTGATTGTATCAAGTACTGCTGGTATTGTTCCAGGAATGGTTGTCGGTGGAACTGGATTCACAAAGAGACAAAAAGTTGTTAACATTGTTAATTCAACTATTTTAACCATCAATAATGTAGCAGACGGAGTACCGTCTGGCTCAATAACATTTAGTAATCTAGCTGGAGGAGCAGTTCTAACAGTTGCTAGTACTGCGGGACTAGTAGTTGGTGATGTTGTAACTGCTTCAAGTGCGAATGGTACAATTTTTGCATATGGTACAACTATAACAGCAATTAATTCAGCTACTAGTGTTACACTAAATCAAATTATATACACAACTATACCTGTTGGAACTACAATTACGTTCACAAAGAATTTAGTTGAACCAACAGATGTGATTATTAATGCATCTGGAACTATAGAATTAGCGCAAACATACGTTAGCGGTAGTATTATTAACATTATTGGACAACAACCTCCAGTGAGACTGGACGATCCTTATTATGGTTTAGTTGCTACTAGCAACTGGGCAAATAATACTGTATATGCTATCAATAGTCTTGTACTCGTAGATAGTATTTCATATGTATGTCAAACTGCGCATACTTCTGCCAGCACATGGCCTACAGATTTTGCTAAAGGATATTGGAAAGCAGTAAACACTAATGCAATTATTCCAACACCTATTATTGGTGTTAGTGTAATAGCAAATGTTGTTGACGGAGGATCTACCGGCGGCGCTGGCGCAACTATCGCAATAACATTTAACGGTGTTGACGATGGCGGATCTGTAGGTGGAGCAAGCGTGACATTTACTAGTGTTATTGATGGCGGCATTATTGATGATAATCCAACAAACGTAATTGAAATTCCGGCGTCGTTTACCGTGCTAGACGGAGATGAATTTATTCTAAGAGAAAGTACTAGTGATGGTTCTGTTCCAACTACAGATGCAAATTACGATACAATAATGGATGGTGGAAATTTAGCCTATTCAACTGCTACGGGTATTGCCGCAGATGACATTCTTGTGGATGGTGACGGATTTGTAACTCCAACCTCTAGTCCTGCACCTGAAGAAGTAGTTCCCGGACAAGTAGTAGATGCGTTAGCAATTAAAGTTTATGACAAATCACAATCTGGTGCCGCCGCTATCAAAGCTATTTCTCAAGTAACCGACGGTACAACTTCAACTTATTCTATAGGACAAACTCCTAATAGTCCTAGAGCTATTATAGTAAAATTAGGTAACACTATAAAAACATACGGAGTTGATTATACTGTTAACTATTCGCAAGGCACGATAACATTTATTTCAACTACTGTTGTTAATGGAATTACTCAAACAGTTGCTACTGCTCCTACAGCTGGACAGTTAGTAGTAATTTTCAGTATTGGATTTAACGGTAATAACATTTTAGATTTAGATTATTTTGTTGGTGATGGAGTAACAACTGAATTTATAACAAGAGCATCTTGGTCTGATTCTGTAACAAGTTTAGTATATGTTGATGGACAAGTTGTACCAGTAGAGTTATTTAAAACTGACAACAAATATACATTTCCTAATGCTATTGGTATTCAGTTACAGAACGCACCTAAAGCTGGACAACTAATCAATTTTATTATTGTTAGTGGTAATCAGCAGACATTTGCTATTACTAAAACTGAAACAATTATTCCTACAGGTGCTAAAACATATACTCTGCAATATCCAATAGGAAAAACATTGCCTAATGAAAGTAATATGATTGTTAGAGTTAATCAATCTATACTGAATACTCCAATTAATAATTATTTTACTATTGCTAATAATCAATTAACATATACAGTTGATCCTGCAAAAGCACTTCCATATTCTACAAACAGTAGTAGTGTACAAGTGTATGCAGGTGGCAATCTTTTATTACCAAGTTCTGATTATTTTGTAGATCCTACAGGAATATCAGTTACTATCAATAAAAATGTTTATGCATTTTATCAAAATGAACAACTAATTGTTAGTATCATAACTAACGAAGGATATTCCTATGATCCAGTTACTGGACAAATTACATTTGCATCTGCACCAGCAATTAATTCTACTGTTGAAGTTATTAGCAACTATGTTCAAGATACCCTTAACATTCAAAGAACAGAAATTCAATATTCGTCAACATATTCGTTGACACCCGGAACAATAGCATTTTTCCAATATAATGCATTAGGCGGTGGATTAGTAAAACTAGATAGACCTGTAATTGACACTAACTATGTTTGGGTTACTAAAAACCAAACACTTCTATCACCAGGAGTTGAATATAAATTAAATGATGACTTACAAAGTTTAAGATTAACAAAACCTTTAGCCAGCTCTGATGTATTAGAAATAATAACATTTGACAGTAATGTTTTACCATCATCTGGTATATCGTATATGCAGTTTAAAGACATGTTAAATCGTGTAACTTATAAACGATTAAATGCTAACAAGAGAACAACTCTTGTACAAGATTTAAACTGGAATGATACCCAAATCGCAGTAAGTGATGCTAGTCAATTTGATCAACCTAATGCCGCTGGAAATCGCCCCGGCGTAATTGAAATTCGAGGAGAACGCATAGAATATTTTGCAATAGATTATAATACAAATACTTTAAGCCAACTACGCAGAGGAACGTTAGGAACTGGTATCTATAACACTAACAAGATTGGATCATTTGTTCAAAATATTAGCGCCAGCGAAAATATTCCGTATGTTGACACAATAACAACTGATACAATAAAATCACCAGGAGGCGGTGTTCCTAGAGTAACTGGTTCAGTGTTAGCTACAACCTCAAGTGTTTCGCAAGCTATTGGATCTTTCTCTATAACATCGACTACTGGACAACTAGCAGTTAAAACAGGAAGTTATTATATAGGGCAAGTAGTATCAATAACCGGACAACCAGCTCACGCTACTCTTAATGGTGTAGTATCACTAGGAACAGGAGGACAATTTTATTGCCTACCATCTTTAGTAACACTAGCAGTAGGACAGTCAGTAAACATTACAAACAAAACAGCTACTTTGTATTTGAGCGGGATAGCTATTACTGGAACGAGTGGACAATTTAGTTGCACAGCAAGCCCTGCACCATTGATTCCAGGGCAACAAGTAACTCTATTAGGGTTAACAAATGTTGTTCATACATTATCTGGAGTGTCAATAACAGGAACATCAGGCAACTTTAATTGTAATCCGTCGTCAATTGTTCTTGCAGTCGGGCAAACAGTTACAATTTCTGGACAAGCAGGTGGCAATGGAAGTATTGTTGGATACACTAGTCCCACAACTTATACTATTAATTCAACAGATGGAAGATCAATTTTTTCATTAATTACTGCTCCAGCAACATTTACAAATATTTCTGCTACTACTGTTACTGGATTTGGATCCGGAGCAAGATTTACAATACTTGCGGCAAATACTGTTTATACTGTTACTGTTGTATCTGGAGGATCAAATTACGCAGTCAATGATACTCTTACAATTTTAGGGACATCATTAGGTGGCACAACACCAGCTAACGATTTATCTATAGTAGTAACTAATATCAATAATGGTATAATAACCGGAGTTAAAGCTTCTGGAACAACACTATACGGAAAACAGATAACAACTATTAAAGGCACACCAACTGGTTTAACATACACAGTTACAGCTGGTACAGGAAGTATATTAAACTATGTTGCTCCGCAAGTATATCAAATATCACAAACTGATGGATCAACAACATTTACATTGACTACTACAAGTGGGCAAGCTCTTGTAACTACTCCTGGAATACCTGCAGATGGTAATACTATTAGCACTGGATTGCAAATGTCATTAAATTCAGGAAGTGTTACAGGATACGGAAATACAGCAACAAGTCAACAAAGTTATTATATTGTTAACACTAATGGATCTACAAGATTTACATTGTCAACGACTCTAAACGGTGGACCAATTTCTACCACATTTGGAACAATGAATGGTCAACAATATTCAGTGAGTGCCGCAACAATTAATAATTATGTAAATCCAACTAACTATTTCGTTGTTGCTACCGACGGCTCGTCGACAATAACATTATCTACAAAATTAGGCGGAACTCCGGTTAATTCTGTAATAGGAACTGCTAGCGGATTGTCAGCAAATATTATTGATAGTGCAATAACTTTAAGCAGTACAAGCGGATTATCAGCATTGCAAAAAATTACAATTCAAGGCAATGGTGGTGGTGGACTAACAGCCGGCACATATTATGTTGTTAACCCAAATGCTGGAAATAATCAAATTACACTAGCATCAACATTGGCATTAGCACAAGCTGGTAAATCTATTAACACACTAACTAGTGCAACATTATCAAATACAACCTATACTTCGGGAGGTCAAGAAATTAGTATTGGATTTATACCAGCTAATGCTGATCAGATTGAAGTATTTGTTGGCGGATATAATACATTAGAGTGGACAGCTAATACAGGATATACAGTCGGAACCATTGTATCAGTTGGGGCATACACTTATAGATGTACAACAGATCACACTAGTTCAGCAGAATTTGGTAAAGATTTAGCCAACTGGTATTTCTTTGTTGAAAATATTCGTCTAAGAAAATCAGCTTACAGTACATTTAATGTAAACCAAGCACCATATAGCCCTGCAGGCGACGTTAGTTTTATTCCTGATTTTATAGTTGACGGAACAAGATCAGTGGTAACATTAACAACTCCTTTAGCACTTGGAACACAAGTTACTGTGGTTAGAAAAACAGGAACACAGTGGGACGGTAACAAATATCTTACAACAGTAGATTCGACTAAAGCTCCATCGGTAAATATTTTAAATGATAATTCTGCGATTGCTAATTTTATTAAGTCAGTACCTGGTGTTTGGTATACTGAGTATAAACAAATAAGTAATAGTATGGCAGGAACATTTGATGCCAGCTCCACTACTTTTGACATCAACAACATAACATTTGATCAAGGATAAGAATTATGACACAACAGCTAATCAGCGTAGGTCAGTTAGCAAACGACGGTACAGGCGATACTCTTCGTAATGCCGGTTTAAAAATAAATGATAATTTTACAGAATTGTATGCTAACATTTACAAATTACCTACAGCAAGTACAAGTGTACTCGGCGGTGTAAAAGTAGATGGAAGTACTATTAATATTAGTAATGGTGTTATAAGTGCAATAGCTACGACAGCCGCCGCCAATACATTAACAGGCACAACGTTAGCAAATGGAGTAGTCAATAGCAGTTTAACTAGTGTTGGCGTATTAACTAGTTTATCGGTTACTGGTGCAACTACACTATCGAATTCTCTTACAGGATTATTAAAAGCCACTAGCGGATCTGTGTCAACAGCAACAGCAGGAACTGATTATTTAAATACCAATAGTTTGAGTGTTCAGATAGCTTACCCTAGCGGTAACGGCAGTTTAAGTTATGCTAATAATGTGTTTACCTATACTCCATATAGTTTACAAAAAGCTACAACTAGTACATTAGGTGGTGTTATTGTCGATGGAACTACTATTACTATTAATAACTCAACAGGGGTTATTAGTGGTGCTGTTGCCTATTCATTGCCAACTGCGACGACTAGCATATTAGGAGGTGTTATTGTCGATGGTACAAGTATTACTATCAACGGTAGTGGTGTAATTAGTGCAGGTGTCAGCGGAACAGTTGTATTTAAAGGCACATGGAATGCCAGTACAAATACTCCAACATTGGCTAGCGGCTCAGGCACACAAGGTTGGCAATATGCTGTCAATGTAGCCGGCACACAAAATTTAGGCAACGGAACACAAACTTATAACGTTGGCGATTTTGTAATTTATGATGGTGCTAATTGGATTGATATTTCAGGTTCAACCGGAGTAGCAACATTTAATTCTCGTAGTGGTGCAGTTACACTAACCAGTACCGATGTTACAACTGCATTAGGATTTACCCCAATACAAAAAAGTAGTTTAAGTGTAGCAACAACTACAGCCAGTGGCGGCGGAACATTAAGTTATACAAATGGTACATTTACGTTTGCTCCAGCAGTTATTCCTACATACACAGTATCAACTAATACAGCCAGTGGCGGTGGCAGTTTATCATTAAATGGGACAACATTTACATTTACTCCAGCAGTGCAATATACATTGCCAACAGCAACTACAAGTACACTAGGTGGTATAAAAATTGATAACAATACTATTGTAATCAACAATGGTGTTATTAGTGTAGGCGGCGCATTAACTAGTGCTACAATATTTAAAGGTTCATGGGATGCTAGTGCTAATAATCCAAATTTAAGTGCTACTACTCCTGCAGGAGTCCAAGCAGGTTGGGAATATATTGTTAGTGTTGCAGGAACAAGGAATATTGGAACCGGCGGAACTAGCACAACTTACAATGTAGGTGATTTGGTAATCTATGATGGCACTAAGTGGGCACAAATTCCAGGAAGCAATGCTGTACAATCATTTAATACACGATCTGGGGCCATTACATTAACCAGCGGTGATGTTACAACTGCATTAGGATTTACACCTATAAGTTCATTAAGTGTAACTTCAAATAGTGCTAGCGGAACTACAAGTACCTTAACTTACAATGCTGGTGTGTTAACATTTACTCCGGCAAGCGCCTCTAGCATACTAAGTGGGGTATCGATAGTTAGCAGTCATGGATTCACTGGATCAAACGATCAAACTGGTGCAATTACACTTTCAACAAGTGTTACTGGATTATTAAAAGGCAATGGTACTAGCATATTGGCAGCAACAGCTGGCACTGACTATCAATCACCTGTAAGTGCTACTGGTCTACTAAAGAGCAATGGTACAAGTGGTAACGTATCGGCCGCAGTTGCCGGCACCGATTATTTTGCTCCAGCTAGTACAACAGCAAATTATGTGTTAGCTTCTCCAAATGGATCAGCAGGCACTCCGACATTCCGTGCATTAGTGAATGCTGATTTACCGACTACAATAACGGCAACAGCCGCAACCGCTACAACTACAAGTACTGCCGCAAGTTTAGGCTACATTGGTATGCCACAACAAAGCAAGTCAAGTGCTTACACAACTGTTATTGGCGATCAAGGTAAACACATTTATGTAACTTCTACAGCAACTATTACTATTGACTCTAACGCTAACGTAGCATATCCGATTGGAACAACTATTGCGTTTATTGCTGGCACTGGTGCAACAGTTACTATTGCTATTACATCAGATACAATGTACTTGGGTGGTACAGGTACAACAGGAAGTCGCACACTAGCACCATACGGTATGGCCACTGCGGTTAAGGTTGCAGCCACAACATGGTTTATTAACGGAACAGGATTAACATAACATGACTGGTATAATGATGCATAACATGAGCCACAAAAGATCTAGTGGCGGCACATTGGCTGGTAGTTTAAGTTTTCCCGGTGGAGTTGCTGGTACACGTATGTTAGATCTATCTACGGGATTTACGTTGGGCGGCGGATCTTACACTGTTGAAGGTTGGTTCCAATTACCTAACTTTACTGGTCAATATGCTATGTTTGGCGCCAATGCCAGTGCAGGTGATGGCACAGGCATGATGAACTGGATTGTAAGTAGTTCAACTTTAATGTTCTCAGACAAGAACGGTGGCGGCGGTAGTGTCAGTTATACTGTACCAACAATGTCAGCTAACACTTGGTATCACTTTGCCTTGACTCGTAACGGTACGACCGAAGCATTGTTCCTTAACGGTACACGAGCAGGTTCAACACAAACAAATGCCCTTAATTATACTGCCGCTACAACACGTATAGGTATGAGTTATGTGCGTAGCTGGCCAGGACTAATGACTAATTTTAGAGTTGTGGTAGGATCTTTTGTTTATGATCCAACACTTACCAGTATTACTGTTCCAAATGCTCCGTTAACAAGTATAGCAAATACCAAATATTTGATGTTAGGTGCAAGTGTAACTACAGATTCCAGTGGTACCAATACAGTGACTAATACAGGTTCTGTAACAACTTCAGCAAGTAAACCGTTCTAATAGATTAAACTAGCAGATAATGAAACCAGCTAAATACAAGATAAAGAGAGTTAATTATGCAGACTAAAGACGCAACAGGAATTCACGTAGAAGGGCATATCAAGATTTTTGATCCCGTTTCTAAGGAGGTTTACATCAATAAGCGTAACGCTATCCATTATGAAAACATGAGTGTAGCACTAGCTAACACTATGATTAATAATGGACAAGGTTTTATCTATCAAATGGCATTTGGTAACGGCGGTACAAGTATTGATCCTACAGGAATTATTACATATCTAACTCCAAATACAACAGGAACTAATGCTAGTTTGTACAATCAAACATATCAAAAAGTTATTGATGGAACTTCTAGCACTAACACAGATCCAACACGTAATTTTACAGAAGTTCGACATGTTACTGGACAAAATTACAGCGATATCTTTTGTACTTGTTTGCTAGACTACGGCGAGCCTAGTGGACAAGCCGCATACGACACAACAGTTAACGGTGAAACAACATTTGTATTTGATGAATTAGGATTGCAAAGCTACAGTTCTTCAGGACAAAATTTACTATTGACACATGTAGTATTTCATCCCGTGCTAAAAAGTTTAAATCGTCTAATTCAAATCGATTATACGGTGCGTATTCAAAGCCTTACTGGCTTAGTAAATGTTTAAGGAGTAATAGATGACATATTCTATTTCGTTCTCTGACTCAACTAATCCAGCAAAACCTCCTATAGTTGTTTCTGATTCTGCATTAAACAATCAAACTAGTTTGTCATTTGTTGGAGCAAATTATTCAGGATACGGTCCTGTTATTGCTACAGACTTTTTGCACTTATTAGAAAATTTTGCTAATTCATCAGCACCTATTAATCCTGTGCAAGGACAATTATGGTATGATACCTCTATTGGTGCTAACATTCTTCGTGTTTATAATGGAACACAATGGGTAGAAGCTGGTGCATTAAAGAAAGCTTCGGCATCTAATCAACCTAGTGTGTCAGCTAGTGTTGCAGGAGACTTATGGGTTGACACTACTAACAGTCAACTATATCTATTTTCAGGCGCACAATGGTTATTAGTTGGCCCTACATTTAGTTCAGGCCTACAAACTGGACCTATAATTGAATCAATAGTTGATACAAACAATGTCAGCCACTCGGTTATTTCAATGTATGTTGCTAGTAGTACAAATGCTACGTCGTATCGAATATCTATAATTAGTAAAGATTCTTTTACACCTAAAGTTACCATTACTGGTTTTCAAACCATTAACGAAGGAATTAATTTAAGTTCAGTTGATTCCGTATTGTCATCAGACAATACTGTGCCTACTAGATTTTGGGGAACAGCAACTTCCGCAGATGCACTACTAGTTAACGGGTCAACAGTATCTGCAAATAATTTTTTACGAGGCGATGTGGCCAGTACAAGTACTAGTGCTTTAAATATTAGAAATGCCGCTGGTTTAAGTATAGGTACTGATTTAAGTTTTAATATTGCACAAGGTACTACGGCATATACTATATTTTCTAAGAGCTCTACACAAAGTATTGAATTTAATGTTAATAACAATACACTTGTTCATTTAGATGCCACAACTGGTAATATAGGATTAGGTAAAAATAATACAAATCCTACAACAGTATTAAGTGTAGCAGGTGTTATTACATCTGGTATTTCAGGTGCACCTGGTGGATTAATTATAACAGATGGTACAAATCCTAACCCTGTTTCAGTATTAAACATTACTCCTACTGGGGGGATTACCACTACATTAGACACAGTATCGACTGGCAGTTTAACAATAGGCGGAACTATAACCGTTGGTTCAGGAACTAGTGGTGGATCAGTAATACTACCTGCAGGCAATGGAACAACCCCTCCTTTATTTGATATTGGATCAGAACAAAATCCTTTTAGAAATGTCTATGCAAATACATTTAGTGGCGCCTTCAATGGGTCATTTAATGGTACAATAACCGGTGATGCTACTGGTTCAGCTGCCTCATTAAAAAATCCTACTGTTTTTAGCATAACAGGAGATATGATTACAACTGCAAGTGTTAATTTTACAGGTAATTCTGGACCAGCTACACTAAATGTAACAGCAACTTCTTCTTTAATTACTGGACCTTTAGACACTAACGGTACACCAACTCGAACAGCGGCCACTGCCGCATCCGCAGCCGATCAATTATTGGTATTGCAAACACAAGGTACAACTTCAAACTTAGTTAGAATGACTAGACAAACATTTTTGTCTGGCGTAGGTTTATATTCTATCCCAGTTGGTACTATTATGCCATTTGCAGGAGCGGCTACTGCTGTTCCAACAGGTTGGTTATTGTGTGATGGTAGTGAAGTTAGCACAGCAACTTACAATCAATTGTTCTTAGTCATTGGAAATATATACACTGTTGGCACTTTAAAAGGTAACAATACATTTGCCCTACCGGATATGAGAGGCCGCATGCCATTAGGTTTAACTAACATGAACAACTATGGCAATATTGCTAACTTTGTTCAAGCAACCGACTCTGCTGGACACACAGTCTTTACCGGCGGACAGTCGGGTACAAGTAACACAATTACACTAGCGGCTAATCAAACACTTGCACAAACACTAGGTGCTACAGGTGGTACTGATGCACAGGTATTAAATGTTAATCAGATCCCTCAACATTATCATTCTTTAAATGATGGTACTGCTCAATACTATGCTCCTGGGTTAAATGGCGGAATCACTGATTCAAATAATACTGCCCAGGGATACAGTATTAGTAATACTGGTACAGGTTATGGTCTAAGACAAACAGCAGGTATGACTACAGGTGCTACGGGTGATAATGTTAATGTAATTAATCCGTTTATGGCATTAAATTATATAATCTTTACTGGACAAGGACTAAGTTAATGACATATTCAATTCTTTTAACTAACGGCAACACATTAACTACTGTAGCTAATGGTGCTATTGATCAAACTACACTGGATTTGACTTTAATAGGACAAAATACTTCAGGTTATGGTGTTTTTATTAATGATAACTTTGTTCATTTATTAGAAAATTTTGCCAATACTAGTCAACCTAATCATCCGATCAAAGGACAGTTATGGTATGATACTAGTCAGAATTTATTGCAAGTATACAATGGATCGTCATTTACTCCGACCGGTAATACCATTGTTTCACCAACAGCACCGAGCGGATTAACAACCGGTGGAATTTGGATCAATAGTAAGACAAGTCAACTATATTTCAATGACGGAACAGAAACGACTCTAGCAGGACCTATATATACAAAACAGCAAGGACAAAGTGGCCTAGTTGTAAGCACAATATTAGATGTTAATAATGTTAGTCATACTATTGTATCCTTGTATATTGCAAATACATTAATGGGTATATTTGCAAAAGAGTCATTTACACCTTTAAATGCTATAACAGGGTTCACAGATACAGTTTCAATTACAGCAAGTCAAACAGGTACAGTATTAAATGTTACCACCGCCTCTGCTACTACATTGGCTGTAGGACAAACTATTACAAGTAGCTCTGGAGTAGTTCTTCCTAATACAGTTATTACTAGCCTTACAGTAAACGGTGTAACAGCTAACGGAGGAGTTGGCAATTATCTAGTAAGTACCAGCACAACTATTGCTTCTACATCAATGACAGCAGTATATGGCACATTAAAAATTGGATTCAATGCCAGTACATACGGCGGAATAACATTTAATGTTCCAGTAAGTCAGGCAAATTATTTGCTAAGTCCTACAGACGGATCGCTTAAAAATGCCAACAGCTTTGTATCAACTCTTGGTATTTCATCAATTAACAGTAGCACAGGTACTTCAAATGCTCAACTGTCGATTTATGGATCAAATCCTTTAATTCTAGGAGCTGCCGGTTATACTTCTATTAATAATCCTTACGGAACATTTGAAATCTTATCTAAAACAACTAATCAAGATTTCCAAATTAGTTCATCAAATACAAATCCGTCAACGCAAGTGCTTTATATAAATGGAACTACACTGTATGTCGGTATTGGCGGATATAATGCAAATAATTTACCGCAAGCAACTTTAGATGTAAACGGATCATTTAGGATTAGTACTAAAACTCCGGCATCAAGTACAGCCGCCGGCGTAACAGGACAAATTGCATGGGACTCAAGCTACGTATATGTATGCACCGCAGGCGGTACATCAGGCAACGCTACATGGAAACGTGCCGCAATCAGCACTTGGTAACAGCCAAAAATATGATAAATACACTGAAATAAGGACGAGCGACAACCATGTCATATACAATTAATCATTATAACGGGGTATTATTAACAACAGTTCAGGATGGAACCGTTGATACTAGTACTGATCTTACCCTAATTGGTAAAAATTATGCCGGATATGGCCAAGCACAAAACGATAACTTTGTTTGGCTATTAGAAAACTTTGCAAATACAAGTGCTCCTGCTAATCCGTTAGCTGGACAGCTTTGGTATGACAGCGGTAATAAGAAATTAAAATTCTGGGACGGAACACAATTCCGAAATACAGGTGGCGCCGCTAATAGTGCTACTGCTCCTACTGGTTTAACACAGGGTGATTTTTGGTTTAATACACAAAGCAATCAATTATATGCTTGGACAGGCAGTACATTTACATTAATTGGACCACAAGAAGTTACCGGTGCTGGAACTACACAGATGCAATCATCTAGTGTAATTGATACAAACAATACAAGTCATGCAATCATACAAGGTATTGTTAACGGACAGACAATATTTGTAATTGCTGGAAGTGATGCACCATTTGAACTTAATTCTACAACTAATCCAATTACTGGATTTGATGTTATACAAGAAGGTGTTACACTAGCTTATACAAGCAACGGTTCACAATCCGGCCAAACGCAAAGTAGTCATAGATTTTGGGGAACTTCTACTAACTCCGATAGACTAAATGGCCACAGCATTAGTGATTTTGTCCTAAATACAGGTACTCCTCAGTTTAGCTCATTAGTTAATTTTGGTGATGCCGGTTTTACTGTAGGTAGTCCAATTGCAAAACTAGCAGTATACAATAATAATCAAACAACTCCAACAATTCAAAACATTGCTGGATCACAAATTGCATTTGAAACTTTAGTTTCAGGATCAACTAAGAATCCTTTAATTATTAACGGCAATGATGTGACTCCCGGTGCAAGTGGTACAAGTAATTTAGGAACAAGTTTATTACAGTGGGCAAACGTTTATGCTGGATATCATTGGGGTACTGCACAACAAGCAGATGCTCTTAATGTAAACAACGTTTATGTAACAGCAAGTACAAGTGCTGTAGCTGGAACTATTGCCGCTAGAGACGCCCAAAATACTATTTCGGCAGCTATATTCAATGGTGTTGCAACTCAAGCACAATACGCAGACTTGGCAGAAAAATATCTTCCAGATCAAGAATATCCAGCTGGTACTATTGTAACAGTTGCTACTAATGGACAAAAATTACCTGACGGTAGAAATGCAGAAATACAAGCATGTGGCCCAGACTTCATGCCTATTGGAATAATCAGTACTAACCCTGCATATATGATGAACAAAGATCTTGTAGGTGGTGTATATGTTGCCCTTAAAGGTCGTGTTCCTACAAGAGTAAAAGGACCAACTAATATCGGAGATCCGATTATAGTATTTGCTGGAGGAGTTGGCATATCAAATCCTGGATCTTGGCAAGACATGACCCGCCCAGTCGCACTTGCATTAGAATCTATTGCAGATGATTCCATCCAGGTAATTGAGTGTGTATTATTATAAACAATAAATATTCAACATTTAACAAAAGGTAATTAAATGACAGGTGTAGGAACAAATATTGCGGCCAATGACTATAATATTATTCAAAATTTAATAGGAAATTTGCTGGCTAATGTCTACGGACAATCAGTACAAAGTGTACAAGTTGCAACGACGGGTACAATAACTGCACAGCAATGGCAAGCATTATTGACAGATATTACCGCAGTAAATTATCATCAATTAAATGCTGGTCCTACATATAACGGTCTGCCTTTAACTATACCATCGAATGGTTCTACTAATAGTATAATGATTGGCGGAATCACTTATACTAATGCTGTACCTGCTGTAAAAATTAAAGATCAAGATCGTGCTCAATATCTTGCAGTAGCAACTGCACTGACTAGTCAAACATCAACAACAGTTGGCGGAGTTACTTATCCCGGTTGTTATGCAATTAGTGGTAATGTTAATGAACAAACACAAATAGCTGCCGGTTCATTTCCTAACGGATCAAGCACTAGAGTAGGAAGTACTAATCCTTGGGGAAGTACTGCTGGCGGATCACAAGTAATAGCACTAGGGCAACAGCCTGCTGAGGAAGGTTATATTAACATGGTAGTTACTATGACTTTTCCTAGCGCCAATGCCGCAAACTATTATTTTAATACAGGTGGTTCAATAGTTTTATCAGGAACTGCATCAGCTGGACAGACACTTGTAAATTCAACTAAAGATCAATCTTGGGCAGTATTGCTATCAAATATGGGCAATGTTGTTTTTAATTATTTTAATACAACAGGTGACTCAGCTGGCGGAACTGGATACGGATGGAGTTATTTTAGCGCCAATCCAAATATATCGCAGTTAATATATAGTATTAATACAACATCTCAATTGTATGCACCAAATAAACTTACAATTTACTGTGCATTAAATTCTGCTGGAACAACCTTAACGTTTACAATGGCACTACAGGATCTTTCTACTGCGGCTACAAAAACAGCTTCAGGTGCCTCACCTGGAGATAGTACGCTCTACTCTATAGATACCCCTGTCACTGCTACCATTACTGGAAATATTACTATTTGGTATGCATCAGGATCTTATGTAACAGCATCTCAATATTTGCCAAGTGCTGTCATTACTACTCCTCTTACTGCATAAGTAACGTAAAGGAAATACAATGACAACAGGTGTTGGTGGTCAAATACAAATTGCTGAATACAATGCTATACAAACACTTTTATATAATGTGCTTTATGGTGTATTAGGACAAACTTTACAAACTCAAACAGTCAACGGCGGCAATGGCAGAGTAATTGCTCCAACAGGATCTCCATCTACTGGTGATCCTATTACTGTAGCTCAATGGAACGCTTTGCAAGCAGATATTAATACTCTTGCGAACCATACAGGCTCAGCTACTCCGGCATTGACTAGTATAACAGCTTCTGTAGCTGTTAATGCTGGTAGTTTTATTCCTGGAAAAGTCTACACTATACTAACACTTGGTGCTAGCCCGGCCTTCACATCGGTTGGTGCAAGTCAAAATAAAGTAGGAATAACTTTTACAGCAACCGGTGCCGGTTCGGGTACTGGTACTGCACAACAAGCAGGTGTAAACATTACAGAATCTGATCGTGCCGCATATTTGGCAGCCGCTACTACACTTACACAACCCGGTGTTTATTACACAGTTGGTGCAGGCGAAACAATAAGTATTGCAACTGTTTATACTTCAACATATAGCGGTTTAGGTTATGGCAAAACATTAACGTTTACTGCAACAATGACTTTTAAAACTACGGCTAACGCTAGTACACCAAACGCTGCCGCTCAGTTTTTCTTTAATTCTGGTGGCTATGTAACGCTGAATACTACACTAGCAAGTCCAGTGTTTCCAAGTCCGGGATCTGGATACGCAGGTGACATTGGAACACTGGATACAGATTGGGGTAATCTTGTAACAAGAACAGGTGCGCTTAAACTTACTAGAACAGGCAATAGCTTAAATGGATCTGGAAATTATTCACTAGTAAATAGTGCTATAGGTTTTGCCAATCTTACATCGACACCTACAACACTGTTCACTAAAAATCTTGGGGACACACTTTATGTCCAAGGTTCTGCAGATACGTATGCAATATCTGCGTCATACAACAGTTCAACTGGTACATTAACATTTACTATGACATATAGTAATGCGTATTCAAGCACTGGTACTAATACTCCTCAACCATCTATAGGTTATCCACAAGCTCGAGTTTATCCAGTAACTGGCACATGGACCGGTACATGTACGGCATATTATCCTAGCAAATATGTTTCTGTTAGTGCATACTACCCCACTACTAGCGGTAGCTTCTCTAGTAACTAATCAATTTAATTTATCCTAAGCTCTTGACAAGGCTAACTACTATAGTGTAATATAGTACACTACGGAGTTTTTTATGGATGAAAGAATTGAAAAAGCGTTTGCTGTAGCCAATTATGCCGCTACACTATCAAATCAACGCAGAATAATATCAGAAGAATACAATCAAAAATTAGTATATTACACTAATGGTGCAACGTTTAAAGTTAGTCCAGAATTAATTGCCTTTATCAAAACTGTAATAGATCTCGGTCATACAGCCGATATTCCATTTTTAGATGCAAATAATTTTCCTGTTGTTATTCCGGATGTACAAGAATTTTTAGATAATATTGTGTCTGTTTACTTTGAAGCATTGAACGAATATACAGTAAAGTATTCGGAAATTAAAAAGAAAAGAAAAATTGCAGATATAGTTGAACTATGACAACAGGCGCACTTATAATTGCACAAAATAATAATTCTATTGACTATGTTAAGTTGGCAGTTTTTGCGGCCAGTCGAGTTGATCAGTATTTACATATTCCAATAACACTGGTAACAGATAATAAAAGTTGGTTAGAAGAAAAATATCCCAATCATAAATTTTCATCTGTAATTGAACTAACTCCAAATAATGTAATACAAACTAGAAATTTTAATGACGGATCTGTATCATCGAGATTCCTCGAATGGAAAAATTGGTCAAGAAGCCAAGTGTATGATTTAACACCCTATGATCGAACATTGGTTTTAGACAGTGATTATATTTTAAATTCTTCTTTGCTAAAAGTTGCACTTGACAATGATAACGATTTTCAAATTTATCGAAACAGTTTTGATTTAGCATTAGACAGAGATACTACACAATTTAGTAGAATAAGTTCTTATAGTGTTCCTTTTTATTGGGCCACAATTTTTATATTCAATAAAAATGCCATAACAGAAAGTTTTTTCTGTTTAGTAGAATACATCAAACAAAATTGGTCTTATTTTAAAACTCTCTACAGCATAGTTTCAAATACTTATAGAAATGATTTTGCATTCAGTATTGCTATGCATATTATGAATGGAAAAACAAACGGAGACTTTGCTACTATGCTTCCTGGCAAAATGATCTATTGTAGTGACAAAGATTTTTTAATTGATGCCAAAGATGGTAAAATGAATTTTTTAGTACAAAAAAATAAATTTTATGGAGAGTATACTGCTGTGAAAACACAAGGCATTGACATACATGTTATGAATAAATTTAGCCTAAGTCGATTCATAGATGGAGGTTCGGGTGTCTAAAGGATTTATATTATTTGCACAAAATACTAACAATGTAGATTATGTTACACAATCTTATGCTCTTGCTCTAAGTATTAAAGCTAGCCAGCATACTGTTAACAATGTTTCTTTAGTTACGAATGATCCAGTGCCGGAAGAATATCAAAAAGTATTTGATCAGATAATTCCGATACCATGGTTTACAGAAGCGGGAACTAGTCCAATGGCTGCCGAGCATCGTTGGAAATTATATCATTGTACGCCTTATGATGAAACGATTGTACTGGACTCTGATATGTTGCTATTAGAAGATATAACTGAATGGTGGCATTATTGTAGAAATTATGATGTTAAATTCTGTTCTCAAATTAAAAATCATAAGTTAGAAACAGTTGTTGACACATTTCATAGAAAAGCATTTAAAGCAAATAATTTAACTAACCCATATTATGCATTACATTACTTTAAAAAGAATGACAATGCACTGGCATTTTATCGTGTATTAGAATTTGTATGTAATAACTGGGAATGGTGTTATACTAAATTTGCTCCTGATTTTTATCAAAATTGGTTAAGCATGGACTTGGCTACAGCAATAGCGATTGAAATAACAGGCGAATACAATTATGCAGTTGATACATGTAGTCCCTTAGAATTTATACACATGAAAATTCCATTACAAGACTGGCCTGAAAGTTCAGATAGATGGCAAGATACTGTACCATGGATATTAAATGACAAGGGCGAATTGATTGTGTCTAATATTAGGCAGTCTAAATTGTTTCACTATGTTGAAAAAGATTTTGTGAACAATCGAATACTAACGCAATTGGAGAATTTAAATCATGACTAATCCCTACATGACTCTCCCAGGACAAACTTATTGGGCTCACTACAATCGAGAGACTGGTATAATAAGATGTGTATCAAACGAAGTTACAATGTTCGACGAAGGCAGTGCTGAAATTTCATATGAAGAATTTAGGCAATTTGTAACAGCTGAAAAGAAAATGCACGAGCACATAATAGGATTTGCCAAAGGCACTGATGGTAAAACTAAAAAAACTATAATACCAATAGCAGATCAACTTTTTGGTTTTAGAAATCACATCTTTGAATGGATTAATGATCCTCCTGCTGATGATACAGAATTAGTAGTCACATGGAATGGTACGGAAAAAACTTGGAATTTTAAATTAAGCGATAGTGCTAAAACACGAATTAAAAAAGAAGTTATGCACAAAACAATATTCTTTGTTATGCTTAAAAACGATTTTGATTTTTTAATTAGGAACATTATTTTTGATGTAAAAGATTTAGTAAAATTAGAAAGTATCACGGTGCCATTCGAAAGTAATATAGAATCAAAAATTGAAAAGATTTCAGTGGCAACACAAATACTATTTCACAACTATGGATTGATTATAAATGATTAAAATTATAGAACAAGATATTATCTTTCTCAGCTATGATGAACCAAATGCTGAAAAAAATTATGCAGACTTGTTGACAAAAGTTCCTTGGGCTAAACGTGTACACGGAGTTAAAGGTAGTGATGCCGCACATAAAGCCTGTGCCGCACTAAGCGAAACAGAATACTTTGTTACTGTAGATGCTGACAATATTGTTGATCCTAAGTTTCTAGAAGTTGAAATAGATTTAGATGAACTAGGACTTACAGAAGAAAATGTGTTTAGCTGGTGCGGTAAAATTCACGTTAATGGACTTATGTATGGCAATGGTGGACTTAAATTATGGACTCGAAAATTTGTTAATGAAATGCGAACACATGAAAATGCTCTAGTAGATGATGCTAAAGGTCGTGTAGAATTTTGCTTTGATGATAGATATTATCAGTTTAACAACAGCTATTCGGAAAGTTTTACCAACGCTACTCCTTTCCAAGCATGGCGAGCAGGATTTCGCGAAGGCGTAAAGATGTCATTGGACCAAGGAGTAAAAGTTAACGATATTAAAAAAGTGTGGTGGCAAAACTACCATCGTCTACTAGTATGGTGCTCAATCGGAGCAGATGTAGAACATGGAATTTGGAGTATACTAGGCGCCAGAGAAGGTTGCTATATGACTATGTTTACAGATTGGGATTACGCCAATGTTCGTGATTTTGAATGGTTAACTAATCATTGGGAAACTACGCATGAGCAAGCAGAACCTGAAAAGACAACAGAATATCTAAATTTTTTAGGCAAGTGGTTAATGAAACACAGCGAATTAGAAATTGCCAATTTAGATCCTGCAGGCAGTAAATTCTTTAAAACAGTTTATCAAAATACTCCTAGAGTTTTAAGAAGAAGATAATGTACGATATAGTTTTTATTTCATATAATGAACCAGATGCAGACGAAAACTTTGCCAGTCTAAAAGAACGTTTTCCTCGAGCAAAACGTGTTGACGGAGTTAAAGGAATACATCAAGCACATATATCCGCGGCAAAGAAATCATTTACTCGAATGTTTTGGGTAGTGGACGGGGATGCAGTTATATTAAATGATTTTAATTTTGATTATAAAGTTCCAGATGACGAGTTGGATGTAGTCCATGTTTGGCGTAGTATCAATCCTATCAATAATTTAAGTTATGGGTATGGGGGAGTAAAACTATTGCCAAAACAGTTGACTATAAACATGGACACTAGTACTACTGATATGACTATGAGTATCAGTAATAAATTTAAAGCAATGGATACAGTAAGTAATATTACAGCATTTAATACTGATGAATTTAGTACATGGCGATCAGCTTTTAGAGAATGTTGTAAACTTGCAGTAATTAATAATGAAGAATCATTGGCTAGATTATATTTCTGGTGTAAGCTAAATCAACATGCGCCATTTGGTGGATATGCTTATATGGGTGCTATCCAAGGTCGAGAATACGGTGAAAAAAATGCCTCTGACAAAGAGGCACTTTCTAAGATAAATGATTTTATTTGGCTAAAAGATCGTTGGCTAGAGGGAAAACCTGAGCTATTACTTTAGCACATGCAATAGCAACTTCTTGATGCTCTTTCTGTGTGCCATTTGCACTACGTAGTTCTATAAAATGAATCCAACTACGTAGTGTTCCATTCATATAAATTCTACTTTCAATTAGGCCTTCTGGTAGTACAGCACGAGCTTGTTCTTTGGCAATACCTTTACTAACGGCCCATTCGTATGCTTCTCGACTTTGTTTAATAACTAACTCTTGCATACGTTCCCATTGATATGCTAAAAAACGATCTTCATCGTTATTATGAATATCGAGTTCTATACTGTTTTGTCTATTTTTTGTATCTTGGCGTCGTGCATCTCGCAATACAAACGACAAGTCTTTAGTAGGGTCAGCATATCGCTGACTGAATTCTTGGAAACTAAAACTTCTGTGTCTGAGGATTTGTCGGGCAATATCTCTTGTTGTGGTAATTTCGATACAGGCTGAGACCATTTCAAGTGGGCTCCAGTGCTGATGTTTGATGAGGTATTGTATGAGCTTTGCTGATGTTTCGGTGTTAAATTGATTGCTGGGATTGCTGACACGGGCGCAATACGCAATGAGTTCTTGTGCGTCTGAGATACCCATCGATGCAAATTCTTCTGTTGGTTGAGAGTAACTAAGTAATCTAACATTCATTATTTATAACTTCTTTTTCTTTAAAAATTGTTGTGTTGATTTTTCCATATCTTTACGAATACGATCCGTATCTAATTTAAAATCAACGTCACTAATGTTGTCTTCATAACTTCTACAAATTTCTGCTAGATTCTTTTCAAAAGAACGCCAACCTTCACGACGAGTTTTTGCTGTTATTTTAATTTCCCAAATCTTGCCATCTTTAAAATTGACCAGAACGGTATGGAGATACCTAAGAGGTAACACATTGAGTTTTACCTCACTAAACACTTCTGGCCATTTTGCAACAACGTCTTTGGGAAGATGTCTTCCCGATTTTGTCACGCTGTATCTTTTGCCTTCTTCTTAACAGTAGGAACTAATTCCTCTGCCTTACGACGCATTGCGGCAGCTTCTTTGGCTAGTTTGTCAGCTTGACTACGGAAGAATTTTGCCTGCTCTTCTGGAGTACCAGTTGGCGCAGTAACAGTTACTTCTGCTGTTTTGGCTGTTTCTTTTGTAGCTACAGGATCGGCAGGTGCTTTAGACAAATCAGCATCCTTGCTTGGTGTGCTAGGATCTTTCATCGCCAAATCATCTACTGCTACTCCACGCTGTTCGGCAATAATTTGATTAAGTTCTGACAACAAAATTGAATAACCTGGTGTAGGTGTCATTTCAATATCACTTGTTGGTGCCTTAATCAAACGACCTGAAGCATGTAAACTTGGTAGCATTGTAGCGCCATCTGGGAATTGTGTACGTGCTAGTGCATCTGCAAACTCGTATGAGTCTTGTCCACTTCCGCTTTCTACCAAATTGATTAATGCATCATGATAGATATCTGGCAAATTTTCTGTTGGAATAATTAGGCAACTATATGCATCGCCTGGCAGTGTACGATAAGCTACTAAACACTTTTTGTTAGTGGCCTTAACACGGGCCACATGTTTAAGTTCGGCCATATTAAGCTCCTGCTACAGTCTGTGCGGCGGCTGTTTGATCTGGTGTTCCTGCTGGTTGTTGTTTAGCAACAGCATCTAAGAATGTTGTTAGTTTGGTATAAGTTTGTCCAACTGCTACCATTTCGTTTGGTTTAAATGCACCGCGTGAGCTAGCAATATCAATGATAACTTTTAATGCGTTCAAATCATTAATAGTAAGATCTGTGCTAGAAGCATTTGGATCTTGTTGTGGTGCTTGTTGAGTTGTATCAGTCATGGTATCTCCTTAATATAATCTGTACGTACTTAATTATCTCTGTAATAAAAGTGGACAGGCAATCGTGAAAAAACTTAATTCCTTTTCACTTTCAAAACCAATAATAGTATTATACACAATAGTATTGGTGTTGTCTAATGCAAGGCTCTGTCCGATATAGTACCTATTATTTAAGTTATGGCGTATCCATTGATCTAAACTCTTGAGCAGTGATGGATTGTATTTGTCTATAGTTGTATATTTAAAATGCGGACAGGCAAACTCAACCCTCCGCAAGTTAAAATAATTTAGAGGATTGGGCTTGCCAGTCTTTAGTGCCATATTATGCTGTTGCTTTTGCAAACTCGTAATAAGCGTACTCACCAAATGGAGGAACAATCTTATCATTGCCGTGGATGATGAATACTGTATCACAGTAATTTTCGTCACCCCAGCTACCCCAAGGATAACCATCTGTAAACATAATGAACTTTTTAGGTTCAATATCGTTTTCTTTCATGTAATCCCAGTTTACATCAAACTCAGTACCGCCACCACCCATTGGTTCGTACTCATCGAACTCGTCCATTGTGTAGCCGTCATAATCTTGCTCGTTATAAACTTTAGTATCAAAACACCATACTTTAATTTTAAAGTCTTGATATTCTTGCATAATGCCCTTGATCTCTGACAAGAAATCTTTGGCTTGTTCATCACCAATTGAACCAGACATGTCAATTGCTACACAAATATCAATTGTTTCTTTAAATTGTGTACCTGGCAATACTGCATTCATGTGCCAACCTTTACGGTTAGGACGCATAAAAGTATAGTCATTTTTAATAACACTTTGGATTTGTTGACGCAAAATATCACGCCAATTCATCTTAGGTTCTGTTAATTCTTTAATCATGCGTTGTACGCTTGCAGGAGTGTTACCAGCACCTGCGGCTTGTGCCGCTTGAATTGTTGCTTCGCGAATTTCGTCACGAATTTCTTTTAACTGTTCCTTAGTATAACTTGGACGACCATCTTTGCCTTCTTTTTCCCAGTCAATATGCTCGTCAAGTAATTGACCAAGTTGTTTCAATTGTTCTTCATCCATTTCATCATAAATCTTGTCATAGATTTCTTCAGCACCCATACCATAGTACTTGCTGTCATGAAAGATTTTGATATCTGGAATATTGTGATCGCCGATATGATCGCGAACTAATTGTCCATTAACTGTATAGTCACAGGCAATGTTAAAGATTTGAGCATCACGTCCTTCGCGACGTGTCATATGATCAAATACATTATGCAAGATTTCGTGTGCAATGACAAACTCTACTTGTTTAACTGTAAGTTTCTCAAAAAATTCACGGCAAAAATAAATGTGACGTCCGTCTGTTGCGGCAGTTGGCAACCATTTTTCTGCTTCCTGTATTTTCAAACGTGTAGCCATGTTGCCAAAAAACGGATGTTTTAATAGCAATGCAACACGAGCTACGATAATCTTGTCTATGACTGGATCTGAATGTGACATACTTGCTCCTGAATGTTTACTGTATGTATATATTATAACACCTCCCGTAGGAGGTGTCAATTGGTACTAAGCCAAATTACTTCTCAGTTGCGGCGCTA